TAAACCTTTACCTATTCGAGTGCTTAATGCCTTGATAAGCTCTTCATGATTGGTTAACCAATCAGCAGTTAAATCAGCGGCAAGTATTAGTGCTGGTGCTAATTGTTCGCCAATTGTAAGACTGGTTGAGAATATGGCACCTTGTAGGTTACTGAGTGACTGGTTTAATGTGCCTGCGTTGTTTGCAGCAGCCTGTCCGAATTTACCACCTTCTTCACCCAGTGCTTTCAATTGACGCACAAGATCAGCACTACTACTGGCAATGATGCTTTGTCCGTTGCCAATATCAGCAACAAACTTGCCGTTCTCTTTGCTGACTTTAATGCCAAACTCTTTAAGGCGTTCAAATTCACCAGTTAGTGCATCTGCTACGGCTTCACCCAGTTGTGTTAGGCTCTTACCGTTTGCTGTTGCAATGTTTGAAAATGCTGAGAGTGATTTGCTGCTGGTATCAATGCCAGCTCTAGTAAAGATTGTAAATGCGTTTGTTACATCATCCAAATCTTGTGGTAGTCGATTGGCAAGTGTTTGCAAGCGCTTTAGCTCGCTGGTTGCTTTTGCCTGACTACCCAAGTATGTCCGTAATACAGTGTTATATTTTTCATATGAACGGTATTGATTGATGATGCCACGGGCGACAGCGCCCGTGGCTAAACCTGCTAAGGTTCCCGCTACTGCACGACCACGGCTATTGATAGAACCTAATTGCTTTTCTATATTGCTTAGTGATCTACCTGTGCGGTCATTAGCGTAAATGTCTATATTATATGATGCCATCAGCGTTGTTTCCTTTTGGCTAACTCAGCCTTGTATTCGTAATATTTAGCCCATGCACGGATTTCAACAGAACTTAAACGGTGTACGAGTTCACCAACTGGCATATGAAATTGTTCACCTAATTGAAACAAGAAGAATATCTCCTTGTCTTTAATTAGTTTCCCAATTCCGCCTCATCAACTCCGGCGCCATTCATAGCGTTTACTACTTTGAGGATCACTTGTGGATCAACCTCATTCATAAGTGTTGTCTTGTCTGCAAGTTTAAATAGTCGCTTGCCGTCAGCATCACATGCGCGGTTAATTAGTGTTTCAACCAGTGCTTCAACCATTTTACCTTCACTGTGAAGTTTAATAACATTTTGCTCTTGAGCGAAACTTGTGGCTGGGCGAAAGAACACAGTTGTGTTCCATTCTGCGATCTCTACACTTTGCATACTCTGTGCTAGAATGTCTTTGAAGTGTGTGGTTGCGTTGTTTAGTACTGAACTCATTGGGGTTTCCTTGTTTTATTAAACGCAGGGTCAACGACACCATCCGGTGCCTGCCTGCTACTGCCAGCATTCAAGATGCCGATATATGGGACATGGTTGCTGGCTAGTGGATACTTGCCAGCTGATCCTATGTTACCAGTATACTTATTCTGCCAGGCGCGCCGGGCTACACCCGATGCGATTGGTGTTGAACTTTTTAAATTATCCACAAAATCTTGATTGAATCGTGAAAAATCATGGCCGAACTCCGCCTGCAACTCATTAATGGTTCCTTTTGGTGTTTTAGCCATGATTAATATCCCTCGATTAAGGTGCAATTGCGCGAACTAGTGCGCCGTTACCCTGAAAGCTTACTGAACCTTCGACATTGCCTTCTGTTTCAGCCGTGATTTCGATTGATGTTACAATAACATTTCCTGAAATCTTCCACACACCAGCGCCTTCACCTTCTGGATAAACTTCTAGTGCGTATTCTGTGCCTACTACTAGATCGCCTTCCTGACGGTTCCAGACGAAATCGCCTGATCCATCAAATGATTTCATTGTTGTGCGAAACTCTCTCCATCCACCAGTGTCAAAGTGTGAACACTCTGTAGTGTCGGCGTTTTCTGTAATCGTGTATGATGTTAGTTGTGCAATTGCTGAACCATCAGCCTTTAACACACCGTCTTTACCTGCTACACATGCCATAGTTGTATACTCCTATATATGGTTAATAGCAATAGTCTACTTGAAATACCAATCTCATACTTGCATATGGGCTGGCTTCGCCTAGTTCTATTGCTGTGATTGTCGTTAAAAAAATGTCCCGTGTCAGTGTATTTAATAATTCGTCCGTTTCAATGCTGGACTCAATCGCTTGTGCAACAGTGTTGCGTTGACGATCTCGTTCTTTACCATTGACATATATTAATACTGACACTTCCATAGCACACTCTCTGAGTCCGCTAAATGCTACCCTGTTACGCTGCTCATTAGTTGACTCAATTACCACTGCTGGGAAACTGGTACGGGCCAACTCTTCGGCGACGACTGGATCTCTACTAACATGCCCTAATTTAACTGTACGCTGTGCTTTAAGCAGCGCTGCGATCTGGGCAACTATCTCTTCTCTCCGGCTCATATTAACGATACAATCTGTCTTGAATGAATATGACGGTTTCGCTGTCGGCAACATCACTGTCACCATTGGCATCATATTCTATTCCCAGTGCAAATTGTGTATCCATTTCTTCAGCATAACGCTCTTTGTAGAATTTGATCTGTTCAAGGAACACATCATCTACACGGAATGTTGAAAGTTTTGGAAATATGTAAGCATGGAGAGCTCGATAAACAGTTGCTTTCTGCCACTGTGCCAGAGTTAGCCGCGACCGGTCGAAGTTTGCGGCGGCATGGAACTTGTTCCAATAACGGATCCGGATCTGATTAACGACATCAGATTCAGCAAGTGCCAGCTCATCAACAAAATCATCAACACCATGGTCAAAGATATCTGTGACATACTGCTGTAGGGTTTCATTAGTTGCAAAAGTCATTTCTTTACTCCTTATTATGAGGGGGTGTCTTCACCCCCTCACGGTGTGCTTATATTAGGCTGTTAGCAAACGAACAGCACGAGTGCCGTCGATAAGGCCAACACCAGCGTGTAGACTAGCCACAATATCTGTACCCACAGCCGCTGCGCGACGCTGTGCTTCAAGATTAACATTTGCAAACATTGCAATACGGGCAGCATCTGCACCGAATACGCAACCATCTTGTGCCGTCATGTATGATGATTGGAATACACGGATACCACCAACTGAACCAACATAAGCGTTAGCCATTGCTGTGTTCTGTAGATCACTACCTGCATATGCTGCACTACCGATTGCCTTCATTAGGCCGGCTGCTGCTGCTGGTGAAAGAACTGCTACAAGAGCACCCATTTCGCCGTTGCCGCGGATAACCGCTGCTGCATCAAACAATGCATCTGTGTCAACTGAACCACCAGTTGTAAGTGTTGAAGAAATTCCACCAGCACTAAGTGTTGCTGATACATTTTGATCAAACTTGGCGGCAACAGCGTTACCAAGAACGCGGCCTAGGTCTGCTGGGTTAACTCCACCCAAATCGCGAATACAATCTCTCGCCGCAATAATATTTGCCTCGATTGTTACTTTTGATGCTGATACGCCAACAGCAGCAAAGTCTTCTGCGTCATGAGCACCTGAGCTCAATTCTTCAGCAGTTACACCAGCAAATACTGGAATCTGTGCTGAGTATGAACCATTGCTGATCATTGTCATTGGAACAAGACCACCAGTGATGTAAAGTGAGTTCTCTTGCGCAGTGTAAATTGCTGCGGCTTTAGTTGGGACCATAAGTGCGTCTAGGTCATATGCTGTATTAAACATGTTTCAATCCTTGTTTATAATTGACCCTTACGCATCATCTCTTTGTAAATTGCGCGATGATCTGCACGGGTCATATCTAAGTTACTTAAATCAACCTTCTGGTTGACTGATATTTTACTATTGCTCTCGCTAGCGGTGCCACTAGGGCCGGCTGCACGGAAGTGGCCATGTGTAGTTAGGAACTCGTCGACTAGTTGATCTACACTCATGGGCTCTGCGTTGTCATTATAGCGGATTTGTCCATCCGCATCTTTAACAACGGCATTTCCCCCAGCATCAAGTGCTAATTGGCCACGCAATAAAGCGGCAGTTTGTTCTGGAGCAATACTTTTCAGTTTGCTTGCTGCATTAATCAATGCACCATCAAGTTTAATACTCTCAAGTTGAGATCTTAAACTAGTGACTTCACTGTCGGACTTTTCTTTGGTCTTCTTTAAAAGAGTCTCAAAGTCTTTGCGTTCCATTAACTCTTTTTCTTCCACACGATCACGCAAACCTCTTAACTGATGATATTCATCAACATCGATGTCTGCGAACTTCTTGTTTACTTGAGCAATACGCTTTGCGACGATATCGTTTAACTCGGTTTGAGTAAAGACTTTCTCGCCATTGGCCTGGATTGATTCATTTTGACCCTCTGCCACTGGCCCAGTACCAGTTGCTTCAGTATTATCTATGGTGTCTGCCATATCAGTTTCCTCCGGAGGTTGTTGTAAGTGTATTTATGACTGGGATCCTGTCTGGGATCCCACAGCCAGCTGGTCGATCTCTAGACAGATATCGCGTAGTTCTCCAGCATCGTCTACCATCATCTCGGCTACTTCTTTGAGCAGATACTGACGGAATTTTTGGGTTGGGACTAATTCAATTGCTTTGCGAACTAATTCGATTTCACTATGACTGTCCCGGATATCGAATGATTGTGAATATTCGATCTCAAATTCTTCTGGTAGTTGTATACCTTGCCATGCACTAAAGATCGCCCACATCGCGTTTTCTGTTTCACTCAGTGTATCACTTAAATCACTAAGTTTAGCATTAAGCAACTGGCGTTCAACACTCAGTGCAACACCACTCATTGGGGCACCTTTTACGGCTTGTACAGCTGATGTGTGTGTCATTCTCTGAATACCTTCAATTGTTTTATCAATTGTCGCCAGCATACCACTAATACTTGCCGCTGTTGGCTGTAATAGGAATGGCAATAAACCAGGATCTAAGTCTTCCTGAATATTAATAATACTACCTGCACCTGCGTTTGCACTTGTGCTGGCTGTTTTAACCAGTGTTGGGTGACTACTAATACGAATACTTTGCTCTAGTTCACTGTATAGGTTATAAAGGAACTTCTGTGCATCCGCAACATCACCAACTAAACTGTGTCCAGTACCACGAACATTGCCTTTAATAGGTGCATGGTTTATAAACGGAACAAATCCCAGTGGGTTATCATATACTTGACTATCTACCACCCCATCAGGTTCACCTTGATCATCTTTTGCAATTACATAACGAATGATGGAGTTTTCATCCCAAAGTGTAATTGTCATCTTCTCTGGTGTTTCGTTCTCTTTAACCTTGATGTAGGTGAGTCTCATTTTACCCGCAATATCACGCTCATATTCCCAGTCCAATACATTCTGAGCAGTATACACACATGCATATGCTCTTATTCCTAACGCTATCTCTTCCGCTTGAGTTTGGACTCTGTATGAAGGCTTATCCACTAGAATCCAAACATTTCCCATGATCATGCTCAAGTCGTTAGCAGTCTTTAGGAAACTATCCATTCCCTGGCCTTCCTGATCTGTGTCAGTTAACCAGTCATGTACAAGCGGATTGTCTATCATGCTGCCTAAGTGTCTGTGAGGTAACTCACGAAACAAGAAACTACGATAGATATCGATAGTTGTCTGCACCTGATTGTCTAGTGGAGTTGCTGCCAGACGCTTGGAATATTGATCCTGATGCGCTGTTTGTTCTCCTATATAGCGGGTAAGATATTCGCCTGCGCGATATACTGTGCCCCCTAGATAACTTCTTTGTAGGTATGTTGCTGATTGTGCATGGCCTTCATACGCAGGGTGTGTAGCCAATAACTTTTTAATATCCATTTTATGTCTCGTTCCTATATAGGTGCCAGAATCGTGATTGATCAGATCACCGGGCGCAGGGTTCATACTTATTTAGTACGATTAGAAATGTCCAAATAGTTCCGGGCCGCGCATCTCTGGTGCAGGGCGTCGAATTGGATAAAGATAATCCACCATATAGCCGAGGGCATCATTTTGGTGTGAATAATCTGGTTTTCCATCCTTTTGGGGAATCATAGTGCCTGTCTTGTATTGGTGTTTTGTAACGCATTTAACGGTCTCAGTGCAT